ATCTTTTGTTTTAATGTGAGATCAACTGGACCAGAATTTATTTGTCGAGTTTTATTCATAGCAACACGATCGGGAGTACGTAACTCATCTTTGGCGTTAGAATCAAAAATTACTTTATCTCTATTTTTACCCAATTGTTCAACAACTGGTTTAAAATTAACGTCCACTCCTTCTTTTGCTTTGAATATCTTATTATATGGAAATCCGCTGCTAGTACTTGGGTCTAAGTCATTCATTGCATCTTCGAAAGACATACGATCACTAGTCATACATTCAAGATAATGGTGCATAACATACGCAACTGCCCTATCAAGGCGTGCATTATCGAACTTAACTGGTTTGTGATTGTATTTATTAATACCTTTTCCTAACGCAACTTCATTCATTGCGGGGTGAATATATTTATTCAAATCATAGTCTTGTAGAAATTGTTTTATATGGCCATTCCTCTTCAAACGAGATTTAAGAGGTTTGTTAACACCACTAATTCTAGCTACACATGGCAACTCAACTGTCCTAAGTGGCCGTGGCGTGGTGAATGAGAACTTTTCTACATCAGGGAACAATCTCTCAGCACGTTCCAAAACCTGATGTATTGCTGCCATGTGATCTTCATGTCATTTGGTCTCCTCTATTAACCCCTTGATCATAGTAGAATCAATGGGCAAACAAAGGTTTCCATCTTTGCTAGGTGTTGCTGATTGGTGGATACCATATACTGTTACTCTCTTACCAATTTGTTCAAAGACAAATGCGCCACTATCACCTGGTTGGGTGCTAATGGTATGAAATCCATTGGAGAAGAATTCACCAGTGCGGAGCGTTCCACCTAAAACATGACCGGGCTCTAATGTTTCTGTCTGAACAGTGTAAATACATAAGTGCCTAGTCTCTGGTGTAGCACTAGCAACATTGCAATTTAAGAAGAGATTCGTATGCATTTGTATCCATTTACTCAAATCAGTATCTGGTTTACTAACAACAATATCATACATACATTTACTCTCTTTAAAATCACTAATCCTAGCATCATGAAATTTGCGTGTATCTTGCAACCACACAACAACAACGTCTACATCACTTGCCATGGCCATAAGAACATGACCTGCTGTAATGAGACGGTTTTGGACCATAAACCCATGCCCGATTATAGACAAACTCCCGTTTCTGCGAGTGCAGAAAAGGAAGGTCGATTTTCTAACGATCTCGATACTCTCAATTCTTCCAGAAGTAGTAATACTAGCCTCTTGATACAAGGTTTGTGAGTGTCGCTGTCTTAATCTATCAGCATCAGCCTTCAACATTTCAGTAAAAGTCTTGAATAGTAAAATTTCTTCATCAGTTTTGCTTTTAGTGAACTGTTCCCAGACTTCAGGTCTATGGTCATCTGCAAATATCAACCCATTATCGTTAACAATTTTATTAGGACCATTTTCAAAGAAAATCTTATTACTGGGTTGTATTATATCTGGACGCATTGCTGTTCCAGTTGAGCTTCTGTAGCCAACGATTCCTGACGGCTTCAAAATTTCTTTATCTGTGTCTGCATCATATAATTTGTACCCTCTATCATGGGCTGAACGCACTTTCGCAATAAGTTCTGGGGTATTCAATATCTTCTCACCAGAGCCTAAGGTCTCAACAGACCCATCAGAATTACGAATTAGTTCATACAAATGTCCACCATAAAGAAATTTTGTAGACTTGACATCAGCTTGTTTATTTGCAGGTTCCTTATCGGACTTCCACTTTCGGCCTTTTGTCTTCTTGTCTATGATTTCACCAGAACCATAATCACGTTCTGTTTTCCTCTTCCGACCAAGAACAACTCGACCTTCATT